AACAAAACAAGTGAAAGACATTAATGAACTTAACTTAGAAGTAGAGAGATTACGAGGCGATATAAAACTCATTAAACAATCTATTGAAGTTATAGAAAAGAATCACTTGGTTCACTTAGATAGAAAAGTTAATAAAATTAATAATATTTTATGGACTGTTGGTCTAATGATTTTTGCTCAATTAATTATAACTGTTAAAACTTTAATGGTATAAAAATATGATACCTTATAAATTATTATTCAATATTGGTTCAAAAGCCGTAGGTGGCTTTATGCAACGAAGACGGGATATAAGTGCACAAAAACATACAGTAGCTTTAGAAGAAGTTAGAAATGGAGCTATTAGAGCGAAACGTGCAGGTTCATTATTTTTAGATTTATTATTAGGAGCTTTTATATTAGCACCTTTAAGTATCTTAGCTTATGCTTCATATTTTGGAGATTTAGCTATGTATGATAGAACAAAATTGTTTTTTGATAGATTAGAGGACATTCCTCAACTTTATCTTTATTTAGTCTTTATAGTAGTTGGGGGAAATTATGGAATATCTGTCACGAATCTATTATCGGGTAAAAAGTTTAAGTAACTTTTGGAATATATACTTAGGCTCTACAATTATAATAGTTTTAATGTTTATATTTTTATTACTTGCAGGTTAGTTCTAAAATTGATGATGATGATTAAAATAATTGATTTTATTCTAAACCTTATAGAAACCTATAGTGGAAAAATAAATGGTTGGGCTTGGAATAAGAGATGGAAAGATAGACAAAGCGGAACAGGATATAGGAAATGAAAATATCAGATAAAACTGCTATTTCAATGCCTATGAGAAATCTTATAGGAATTGTAACAGCAGTCTCGATAGGTGTGTGGGCGTTTTTTGGGATTCAAGAAACTCTCAATAAGCATAGCACGACTTTAGAGTTAATGGAAAAAGACTTAGAACAAAACTCTGAATTTAGAATCAAATACCCGCGTGGAGAATTAGGACAAAGTTCGGGGGAAGCAGAATTATTTATGCTCGTGGAACACATGAGTACACTTTTAGAAGATTTGAGTGGAGAAATTAAAGGCATGAGAAACAATGCTGTAAACATAGATTTTTTAAAAGAAAGAGTTAAGAAATTAAGTGAAGACGTAGAAAAATTAATTAGAAATGATAATGGAATAAAGTAATGATAGAAACTGTTGTAGCTTTATTGCTTATATTAAATGGTAATATCATTGAACATACTTATAAAGATAATTTGAGTTCATGCCTTAAATCAAAGCGAATTGCTCAACGGGAAGTAAATCCTGAGAGCGTAGTTTTTAGTTGTAAAATAGTTAAAGCTAAAACTGAAATATACATGGGCAGAAAAAAGATACTTAAAATAATAAAGGAATAATGAAAATACTATTGGTTATCACAATTTGTTCAACACTCGGTTGCTTACCACCAATAACACACAATGATTGGACTTATGAAAATGAAGACCAATGTATGATGAAAGGTTATTACCGAATTGCTGAAGTTGCTGTAACTTATATGAAGACTGTAGGCGTTCAACAATTTAAAGATATGAAAGTTAGACTGATGTATAGTTGTCTAACTGAAGATGCTTGGAAAAAATCAACAGAACCAAAAGGAGAAGAATCTGCGATTAAACTACCCATTTAATCTATGCCAAAATTAAAACTTTTAATTTACGCTTTTCTCTTCTTTTACTTTATTACTTATTGTAACATAAACAAACTTACAAAAAAGGAGTCTTTTTATGATATTCCGCATATTAAGATTAATAAACCGAATTACAACAAGACTAAGTATGTGGGCTTGGAAAAAAGAGACATATTTAAAATACTATAAGAATAAGAATAAAGATGGCGATACCTAAGTATGGAACAAAAGTTATTTACACACGAACACATAAAGGTACATCAATAGGACGTAGACCGATTACTTCCACAATGAACAAAGATAAAAGGAGACAAGGTGGAGCAAAAAAATACAGAGGTCAAGGACGTTAGAATAGAAAAAATTATAAAAGAATTACCCGAATTATTAGTTAAACACGCATACCAAAAACTAAAATCAGGTCAAGAACTAACTGCTTCAGAAATGAAAGTATGTTTAGAGGTCTGTAAGACATACAGTTCCGAAAAGTTAGGTGCAAAGCCTGATAATATTCTTGAGAAAGTACCTTTTGACACAGATGGATAAACGATTAGAAAATTTTAAGAATTTTTTGTATTTATGTTGGAAGTTTCTAACCTTACCTGAACCAACTCCCATACAATATGATATAGCAGACTATCTACAAAATGAAGAACGTAGATTAGTTATTGAAGCCTTTAGAGGTGTAGGTAAATCTTGGATTACTTCAGCATTTGTTTGTCATCAACTTTTATTAAACCCTCAAAGAAATATACTGGTTGTCTCAGCTTCTAAAAATAGAGCTGATGACTTTAGTACATTTACTCAAAGGTTAATAAATGAAATGCCAATATTACAGCATTTAATACCTAGAGATGACCAAAGACATTCTAAAATTAGTTTTGATGTAGCTCCCGCTTTAGCTTCTCACGCACCTAGCGTAAAATCTATGGGAATTACAGGACAGCTTACAGGTTCTCGTGCAGATTTAATTATTGCCGATGACGTAGAGTCAGCTAATAACTCACAGACTCAGTTAATGAGAGATAGATTAAGTGAAACTGTGAAAGAATTTGATGCCATCATTAAACCCGATGTTGGTCGCATCATATTCTTAGGAACACCTCAAACTGAAATGAGTTTATATAACACATTAGAAGAAAGAGGTTTCAAGACAAAAATATGGACAGCTCTATATCCAACTAAAGAACAAACGATTGGATATGGTAGTAAACTTTCTAAAATTATTTCTAATATTACAGGTAAAGAAGGTAAACCTACTGACCCTCAAAGATTTGATGATGTAGATTTATTAGAGCGTTTGTCTTCATATGGACGTTCAGGTTTTAACTTACAATTTATGTTGGACACTACAATGTCTGACTCCAATAGATACCCTTTAAAGCTCAATGATTTAATTGTAGCTTCAGGTTGTACGACTTGGGATAAAGCTCCTGCTCAAATTCAGTGGGCTTCAGGTACACAACAGTTAAAAGGTGTAGACCCTGAAATACCAAATGTAGGTTTAAAGGGAGACTACTATGTCGCTCCTTTACACTTGTCTGATGAATACGCTCCCTTTGAAGGGGTTGCTATGTCCATTGACCCTGCGGGTCGGGGAGAGGACAAAACAGCGTATGCGGTGCTTAAAATGCTTCATGGAGTGCTATATTTGACCGATATAGGTGCTTTAGATGGTGGATACTCAGATTCCACCTTAGAAGAGCTTTCTAGTATTGCCAAAAGAAACAAGGTAAATAACGTGGTTATAGAGTCTAACTTTGGAGATGGTATGGCTACAGCTTTATTAAAACCTGTTATGGCTAAGATACACCCTTGTCAAATAGAAGAGGTAAGACATAACATACAAAAAGAGAAAAGAATTATAGATACCCTAGAACCTATTATGAATGGTCACAGGCTAGTGGTAGATGAGAATACGATTAAAGAAGATTTCAAGCTAGAACCTAATCATCAGTTATTTAGACAACTGACTAGGATAACTAGAGATAGAGGTGCGTTAAGACACGATGACCAAATAGATGCTTTAGCTATTGCGGCTAACTATTGGGTGGAGAGAATGGATAGAGACCAAACTCTTTCTTATCAACAACACAAAGATGAACTAATAAATAAGGATTTAGAGAAATTTATGGAACATACAGTGGGTAGACAACCTAAGCGGGAAAGATGGATATAAACACTAAAGTACCCGTATTAGTGAAAACAAAAAGGTTAAAGCTATACTATAGCTATTACTTACTCACTTATTATTAATGGATAGATTATGGCAAAATGTGAAAGATGTGACAAGGAGTGTCACTGTAGTAAAGACGCTAAAAACGCTGGTTGCGTTAATTGTAATTGTCCTGATAACAGGAGCGTGTGGTACGTTGAAGGTGCATCAAACGAACAAGATAGAACTTACGAAAACGAGGTTAATAAATCAAATGGATAATAAAGATACTAATAAAGATATTGAATTATTGAAGACAAGAATTAAAGACAATGAAGGCTATGACTTAATTCCTAAGTATTTAGAATATGATGATGCTAATGGTAATCACATAAAAGAAGATTGGCTAACAGGTGGTCACGGAACTAAGTTAAGTAAGAATCATAAAGAACCTGAGGGTGGTTATACTAAAGAATATTGGGAAAAAAGATTTGATGAGAGGTTTGATATAGCTCATAAAGGAGCTATAGAACTCTTAGGAACAGAGACAGACTACAGAGTCATAGGTGTTATCACTGAAATGATGTACCAAATGGGAGTTGATGGTGTCAAAAAGTTTGAGAAGACACTTAAATATATTAAGAATGAACAGTGGGAATTAGCGTCTGTAGAGATGTTAGACTCTAAATGGGCTGTCCAAACAAATCCAAGAGCTGTAAGATTAAGTAAAGTAATCAAGAATATTAAGTAAAAAAATTTGAGGGGGTATCACGTATACGAATGAACGCACATTTCCCCGTGTGGCTCACCTTTTTACGCACACAAAGGCACACCCCCGCGCACAAAAAAGGAAATTCACGGCTCTATATATACAGGCATGCGCACAGGCGCGGGCGCGGGCATACATAAAGCCACGCAAGGCACACC